CAGATTCTCTACAACTTTCGTAGAATCCAATTACTCATTAAATTGGGCAGAATCTATAGAGGCCTTTAATTCTAGGCATGTTGCTTCGTCAAAATACAAAAAGCAAGACTTTGACAAACGGTCTCAAATATTTAGACCTAAGACAAGAACAATTATTAGGAAGAATGAGGCAGCAGCTGCTTCGGCATTTTTTTCAAACATGGATAGAATTTCTATATCCGCTGTAGATGATTCTGATATAAGAAACAGAATCACAGCAGAGGTAATGCAGAACATAATACAATATCGACTTGTTAATACTATTCCATGGTTCATGATAGTCATGGGTGGATTACAAGATGCACAAGTTCAAGGTGCTTCTATTTGTCATATCTATTGGGACTATCGTGATAATGGTTATATAGATGGTCCAAGGATAGATATTATACCTATAGAAAATTTCAGGATTGATCCATCTTCTGATTGGATGGATCCTGTTAATGATTCTCCATATTTAATTCATTTGATACCAATGCACGTTGGAGAGCTTAGGGAAAGAATGATGATTCCTGATCGAAATGGTTCATATTGGAAATATGTTAGCGAGTCAGATATTTCTCAATATTTATCTGGAGAAGATAATGCTATTAGATCTTCTCGGCAATCTGGTTCTCAAGATCCATCTCAAGAAAATAGGTTTATATCTGACTACGATATCATTTGGGTTCATAGGCATATACATAAACTGGATGGAGAAGACTGGGAATTTTACACAATAAAAAGCGAAGTGATGTTGACAGATCCGCGACTATTATCAGATTCTGTTGCTCATGGAAAACGTCCTTATGTTATCGGAAAGGTTATTATAGAAACCCATAAAACTTTCCCATCTTCTATTCCCATGTTAGTCAAAGGATTGCAAGAAGAATCAAACGAATTAGCAAATCAAAGATTGGATAATCTTAAATTCGTAATGAATAAAAGATGGTTTGCAAGAAGAGGGGCAGATGTTGACATATACTCTCTTATCAGGAACGTCCCTGGTGGTGTTACGTTAGTAGATGATCCAGAACGTGATATCAAGGAAGTAAGTTGGCCAGATATCACCAAGTCTGCTTATCAAGAACAAGATAGGATAGATGCAGATTTCTCTGATTTAATCGGTAATTTTGACCCAATGCAAATACAGGCGACAAGGACTGGGAGAGAAAGCGCCAACACTATAAGAATGTTGCAAGGACCCTCTAACTTACTTACCGAGTACATGTTAAAGACTTATGTAGAGACTTTCATTCAGCCAATACTTAAGCAACTCGTTGAATTAGAAAAGTGTTACGAAACTGATGAGAAAATACTTAAAATATCCAAGAATAAATCGAAATTAATCAAGAGAATAATGATGCAGTCTGGAATCCAGGGAATATCTAATAATGATATATTGTCGGGTGATATAGAAGTAAATATCAACGTAGGAATGGGAGCGACAGATCCCACGGCACGTCTTCAGAAATTGGTCTTTGCGGCTCAATCTATGGCTGCATTGACAAAACTACCTCCTGTTGGAATTTCTCTCTCAGAATTATTTAAAGAGATTATGAGTCTCTCTGGATATCGTGAAGTAGATCGGTTCATGACAGGACAAGACCCCGATAAGTTGCGAGCACAACAACAGATCCAACAACTCACGATGATGGTACGTCAGTTACAATCCAAAGTGAGAGAAAAAGAACAAACCTTGCCGACTAAGAAAGCTATTGCCCATGAGTCTAACATGACAAAGGTATTAACCAAGGCCATGGACCATAAACATGATTTAGCTATGGCTGCGGCCGGTGCGGCGGCTGAATCCATATCTCAAACTCGACAATCTACCCTAGAGAGCATTTCTCGTGATCGTTTAGAAAATTCTAAGATGTTTGGACAAGAAAGACAGATGTTACTTCAAAACATCCTTTTAGGAAACAATAGACAAGAAGAGGTACAAAAATGAAAATGTCAGAATTAAGAAATAATACTGCTCCCGAATTAGTTTCGGAAAAGTGGCTCGAATTAAGTAAAGCAGTAAATGATTTCTTTGAATCTCCTGTTGGAGAATATATACTTGCTAAAGTAGAACTTAAAATAGAAGAGTTAATGGGAGCTATTCTAAAAGCTGATCCAAAAGATTTTTATAGGGTATCAGAATTGCAGATAAAGATAGAGATTCTTAAATCAATAGATGATTGGCTATTCTCTGCTATTAAAGTTGGTGAATATATAGAATCAGATAATTATGAGTAATGGTATTACAAATATGAAAGATACAAATGAAGATGTAACGTCATCTCAGCTAAAACGGAATCCTTCACTAGATGAAAGATCATCATTGATAGATTCTATAGCAGATAATGCTATGAATTCAAGAAATGAAGATGATAACAACGAAGAACCAATCCATAATGACCCTTCTTATATTGATGGTGTCCCAGGGGGGGATGATGATCCTCTCCTTGGGATAGGACAAGATTCTGAACTTTCTTCTTCTTCTACACCCGCTAAACTTTACAAGTTGAAGATTAATGGTAAGATCATGGAATTCACGGAAGAAGAACTCATCGCTCGTGCTCAAAAGGTAGAGAGTGCTGACGATTATCTGAGACGCGCTGCTGAAGCCGCCCGTGATGCACGCCCACAACCGCCATCTACCCCCCCGGTGGACACGGCCAAGGCCGCACGAGAAGCCCAAGAACGCGATGACACAGAAGATCTGGCCATCATTAGAGCTATCCAAGTAGGAACCGAATACGAAGGCGTACAAGCTATCAAGAGGCTACGCGAACGGGTTCAGTTCCAACAGGATGTAGTCCAGCGCCAGATCCAGACTGAGATTTATAACAGGGAAGTGATAAGCCAGATAGAGAAAGATTATAGCGATGTAGTTAATGATCCTGTCTTGAGAGATTTGTTTGTGAGAGGAGCATTACAACTGGCTCAGTCAAATCCTGATGTTCCTTTCAAAAATAGATTGGAAATATCTGGAAATGCTGTCAGAACTTGGTTGAAAGGAGTCAGAGAAGGAACAGGTGAAAGTTCTTCTGCTACAGCTGAGACGACTGACGGTCAGAGACTTGCTGCCAAGCAGATGATTCCTACTCCTATTGGACGGAAAGGAGTCAGACATCCACCACCAGTAGAGACTGATAATATTGACGACGATACTTATAGGAAGAGAGCCATTGCTAGTATTGCAAAGTCAAGGGGCCAAGAAAGGCCATCTTATGAGACAAATATAAATATGAAATCTAGGTAATTTAAATAATTTGGGGGGTTCGATGGCAGGTCAACTATGGTCCGTCCCAAGCTTGGGCGGATATCTTTATAGCCGGCAGTTGTCTAATGTGTTGAGAATGTCTGTTCAGCCTCTTGTTAAATTCAGACAATTTGCCGATGTTCGCGACGCATCTATGCAGGGAAAGAAGAAGGGAGATACGTTCACATGGGACGTAATATCTGACGTTGCTACGCCAGGTGGTTTCGTAGCAGAAACAAATACTGCACCAGAAACCAATTTTACGATAACTCAGGGAACTCTAACTATCTCTGAGGCTATCAACTCAATTCCGTATTCTGCAAAGCTTGATAATCTAAGCAAGTTTCCCGTAGAGGACCTGATTAAAAAGGCACTCAAAAATGATTGTGTAAAGTTTTTAGATCGTTCTGCATGGACGCAGTTCAATCAAACCCTGTTGCGAGTAGTGCCTACTGGTGGTACAGATACCGCTGCTGTAACTCTTACCACAAATGGGACGGCAACGCTAACTAACACTATTGCCTTCAATAATTCGCATTGTAAATCTATTGTCGATGCCATGAAGGAGCGTAATATCCCTGCTTATATAGCAGACGACTATTATGCAATTGCATGGCCAACGACTCTTAGAAATTTCAAGAACAACCTTGAAACCATTCATCAATACAGTGATACTGGTTTCAATCTAATCATGAATGGCGAAATAGGGCGATATGAAAATGTTCGTTTTATAGAACAGACCAGTATTCCCCATGGTGTTGGTACCGATGGCGTTACTACCACTCTGTGGTCGCAAGGAAAATCGGATTGGATATTTTTCTTCGGTAATGACACCGTCGCTGAAGCGATAGCAGTCCCAGAAGAAATTAGAGGAAAGATTCCAACTAACTATGGACTCTCAAAAGGTATTGCTTGGTATTATCTTGGGGGTTTTGGCATAGTCCATACACTTGTGAATAATGTTCGTATAATCAAGTGGGATAGCGCGGTATAAAGGGGTAAATGACATGACAACCAAAAGTATGGCCTATGACAATCCTGCCTATCTGTCTAGGCTTTGTCATCCATTTGGGCAAAACACCGCTGGTGCCTCTACAAACTTTAGCAAGTGGGTAGCATTCACCAACATTACCGCATACGCTATTACAGCTGCAACAATAGCCGTAGGAAGTTCTACCCAAACCCAATGGAATGGAACAGGAACCGTTGTGAATATAAACGGTGATCAATTCAACTTGATCCATGTATTCAATGGTACGGCAGTCTCGACTGCGACTCACGGGCCTTTTTCACTCTCCACAGGAACGGCCACTCTAACCACGACTATTGGGATGACCACTATCATTCCATTATCTGGAACTGGAACGACCGGTAATGTCCAAGGTGGCACTAATACTTCTACGGGTGGAATTCCTGTAAATGCGGGGGATACTCTGCATATCCTTCGTGGTACTGATGCAACAGCAATATCTGCTTTTGCAATTGAGTATTCTATACAGCCTACCGCTAATGTAACTGCATAGGAGAATACGATGGCTAATCTAAAGCAGAAGAAGCAGTGGGAAACTCCTCAGATCGTTCCAGAACAGATAGCGACCGAGGTGTATGGTGGAGAGGCGCCTACTGCAAGAGACATTATTCGTAGCGCCAATGCACGCGCACAAGTTCGCCATGAGGTGAAGAACACCGATCTAGCTGATGTGGATGTATTGCCGGACAGTTCTGAGCTCATCAACGATGAACGGGTAGGAATCAAGAACAATGGATATTTAGTCAAGAAAAATCTGGAATTTGGGGTCAATGCCTTCTATAACAGTTTGCCCCCTGGCATGGACATCGAAGATCAGGAAGTCTGCGACATCCGCGAGATGGACATGGTTTCTTATGAAGGCGGTCTAGGGTATCCGGGAGATGGGTGGACACCACGACGCGGACCAATGAATCAGATGCCTCGAAAGGTGGACAGGGGGCGACCTGCTGAAACTAACTACATCGGCGAACACGAGACTTGATCGATGCATAACTGGATGCAAGAAAAGTTTCAAGTCGCTTTCCGGGAATATGCGGAGGAAGGCGACCCCGGACCGTGGATGACTGATAAATCAGCACGAGTCAAAAAGAACCTTCCCGGAAGGGAAGGACTCTCAGGAGGAGATCCAGCCTCGAAGAAAATGGATAATGCTGTCATGTATAACAGCATTCCGCCCGGGATGGACATCGAAGATCAGGAAGTCTGCGATATTCGTGTAATGAATTACTCTATGTCTGGTAGTAATCCCATCGGGCATAATGCAGGAGACGTTCATAACGATGAGGCAGTCTCAGCAGGATATGTAAAAAGGCCAATGTCTCCAATAGATGAGATGTATACTGGAGAACATACTGATCCATTTTATGGAGAGTTAGGATTCTCAGAAAGGAATAATTACTTAGATAGGTTGTAATAATATGCAGCCTCTTACTGTTGCGCCTTATACTATTCCTCCATTCGTTCCCATCACTAACTCAGACATTGTTAGCGGGCAGAATGCTGCAAGTGGCGGGACTATTATTACTATTCCAGCGGGTCGGACTTGGACTGGTGTAGTGACAATATCTGTTACTGCACAAGTTGCCTCTGGAGGGTCTGCTGTAAATGCAGTGGGTAAATGCACTATCGTAGGCGGTTCCACAACTCCTGCTGCGGGAGATATCTTCGTAATCGAGGCGGCTGCTCCTTCTTCTGCGGCAAGCGCCAATGGAACTGCTGCTTCTGTGACTGCTTCTACTCCTCTTACGGTTCGGGTAG